GTGCCTTTTGCGTCAGCCATAAATAGCCACGAAAAGGCTAGTAAAAACACTGTTGTTATTCTAGCGAATTTATAAATTTCCAATCTCCCATGTCAGGATGTCTGACAAGTTAATTATACAGGAGATTGCGTACTAAATTACTTCCATATTGTCTAGGGCTTCAGCCAACTCCTGTGGCATGCGCCTAGGAGGTCTAATTAAATTATCTATTCTATTCTTTTCTTCTTCAAGGTAGTTGTCTCTTATTAATTCACCATAAGTATGTATCTCAACTTCCCTGTTTTTCTCCCGCTTCGAATGAACAATAGCATTATAGATTGACCCACACACAGCATCCGCTAAGTCTTTTGATCCCTTTCTAGGGTGGTCAACTCTATCTCTCATGATTCTTAGCTGAAGTAATTCATCAATTAAAAGATCTATTCTAGGACCCTTCACTCTTTCTTCTGCAATGATCATTGCCATATCTTCGTAATGTTTCTTAGCAACAGACAACAACTCTGTATTCATTCCGTAACCACGAAGTTGTTGCATCATGTCGTGTGAGTTCCATCGGTCAAATGTAGTTAGCTTGATATTAAACCCACGCTGTCTTAAAGATAGTATGTAGTCCTTTACATCTGTAAAGTCTACGCTTTTAGAAGCAGTAGGCGTCCAGAACCTAACTGCATCTACTACAACTACAGGTGCCGACTGAGCGTACTCATTTCCTACTTTCATATTAACCCACTTTTCAACATGAGCTAACGAAACTGCACAATGGTCATGCTTTTGAGCAAGGTCTACGTGAATAAAGTATTCCTTATCATCTATCGGCCTGAACCATTCTGCATACCTACCAGAAGAATCTACTGCTAGATTGGGGTTGTTAAATGCTGTCTCTATCTTCTCTCTGGACTTAAAGAAAGCATCTACTGCTTCTGGTGGCATACAAGCAAATCTTGATAATGCGTCTTCCGCATTCTTATAAAAGTCAATCTTAAAATCTTCTATGCTTCTGGTTGGATTGATTTCCCATGTAGGTCTCTTCAGGGCGTATGTCTTTGGAACTTTGTAAGCAACTATATGGTCTTCTTCCCAACTAATACTAAACTTATTTCCTGGCTCATCCTCTGGAAGATCTGGATTAAGTATAAACTCGTGTGTCTTTATTACCGTCTCTTTGCTAGCGATAGCTTCTTCATACTTCTGTTGAATAAAGTCATTCTTAAAACGTGGGAATGAAAGTAGAATTAACTTACCAAAGTCAGGGAAACGTGATGTAAGAGATGCACGGTACATATCATAAATAGATTGAGCGGTCTTAGCCTGATCATGCCCAGTAGTGCTTTCAAGGGCAAAGCCAGAGATCTCATCGAGTACCACTACGAGTACGTTATAGCCTTCCCAAGCTTCTCGCTCTGAGTGTCCAGAGTGCACGGTAATACTCTTATCAAACTCAATAGAACCAGCCTTCGGATTATACTTTCCAATAAACCACGGAGACTTTTCGATTCTCTGCTTGAACCCTTTAAAGAAAACGTTGTTTGCCTGTACTGCGTTGATAGCGATATTAAGAATATCGATAGAATCTCCTGGAGGTTTTCCATAATACACTGCTGGATCTTTTAAGCATAATAGCAAATATGTTATATATGCTGCAGCAATTGTTGATGTATAGTCCTTACCAGAACCCTTACCTAGCTGAAAGATAACCTCGTTACAGGTTTGCTTCCATCTCTTTTCCCCTTCTTCTTCTCCCAGCCATCTTACTAATGTATCTTTCTTATACACCTGAGTCATTGCCTTGATCATTGTGTATTGGTTTTGAGATAGAGGTGGTAGACCTAAGTAGTTAGTAGATGTAACAAACTCTTCAATCTCTACGGGCTGTTCTTCAAACTCCTCGCCCTCTAGTATATTAAGAAAGTCGCTAAAATCAGCCATTGTTTACTTGTACTACCTCAACTGGCTCTACTACACCAGATATGCGAGAGAGTCTTTGCTTAACTTCTCTCTGACACTTATCGCATTTAGAAGTTACATCACGAAGAATACCCATGAGGACTTCTTGCTTTTCTTCCGCCTCAGCTATTCTTGCACCCATTTCGGTGTTATCAAGTAGCCCAGCCTTTTGTAGCATCTCCATCTGCTTTCCTTGAATCTCAGCAACAAGCTTGATAGCACCAACCTTAGTTCTGTAGTCTGCAGCAAGGTCTGCCTGCTCTACGGTTTCCCATGCTTTGTTAATTAGCATGCTGTAGTGCTGATCTGAAGCAGTCAGTGCTTCTCTGGCACGTTCTTGAATTGTCTTATCATTTTGTGCATAAGACTTCCACTCTTCTAAAGTTCTTATAACATCTGCTCTTTTTAACTCTAATTCTTTTGCAATTTGCCCAGGATTATAGCCTTTAAGACTCATCTCCACGACCTTATTCATTTGGTCAAAAGGCTTTTCTATTTCCATTATTTGCTCCCGTGATCTGTCTTATAAAAGCCAGAACCCTTAAATTGAATTCCAGGAACGCCGTATACACGCTTCATTGTGTCTCCACATTGATCGCATTCAACTGGTTCTTCTGGATCATTAAATCCACGAATAACATCCTTCATGCCCTTGCATGTCTGGCAAATGTATTCATAAGTTGGCATTAGTCTGGTCTCACATCCCAGTTAGCATAGTGCTCTTGCCAAGTATCTGTAGCGTAAAAGTCCATCTGTGATTCAATAAAGTCATCGCCTTCTGGCAAACGCTTCTGTGTTTTAGTACCCTGAATACCATACCATCTAACTAGTTTTTCTCCACAGGTATCACAATCATATCCTGGATCTTCTTCCTTAATACTTCTAAACTTTGTGTATTGCACTTCACACTTCTTACACTCATACTGATAGGATGGCATTGTAACTCCTCATCAACTTAAAAACTTCTGACTCCAAGCTTTGAATTGTAGACTCATTAGAGATTATTCTATCAAACTTGTAGTCGTCCATTGCTGATTCTGATGAATGAGAGTTGATAGGCTTATTAGCCCCACGGTTTACTCTCCATACTTCCCCACCCTTTAGCTTAATTAGATTAGCTTCGTTTGGGAAACGAACATCTGTAATCACAAAGTGGTCGTAGATTTCATCTTCTTCGATCTGCTTCAATACTTGCTTTACCCAGAAATCTTCACCGAACATCTCTCTTCCAATTTCTGTACCGAATACCTGCAAGAGTCTGCGTGTTTCAGATATAGCCTTTGTTGGCTCCCACCCAATCTTCTTTACGCTCTCAGAAATCCTAGAACCATCGTTAAGAATTGGGTTGAGCTTGATGATAGCCTTGCGAATGTTATCTGCAAAAGCTAGTCTCTTAAACCCATAGTTCATTGTTAGCATTTCGGCAATTGTATCTTTGCCAGACTGAGCATATCCACTTAGTCCAATAATCATTTATTTTCTCCCTGACTCTTATAGTATACCGTATTTATACGGCCTTGTAAATCTAAAATTTCCTTTGATTCTTGATTAGACCATACTTTTCAAGGTAGCGTTGGATTGTCATATGACTGCATCCCGCCTCTTTTGCGATCTCAGTAATGGTCTTTCTTTGGACCACATACCTTCTGTATAGCCAATCTTTAGATTCGTATAGCTTCATCGTGATGTTAGGTTATTGTAGGCATAGTAGGCGATACCAATTGCATCTCCCACATCATTATCTTCTAAATGAATCTTAAACTTATCATTCACGAAGTCTAATGTCCTCTGCTTCCTAATCTCCCTTATCTTATTCGAGTACCAAGTATCTGACTTACCTGGAAATTCTGCTTTTAACTTAAGCTTATCTTCCTTCTTAAACGTCTTATTACCAATATAGTTCTGCCATGTAGTAGGGATTACGGTCACTACCCTAGTCCCGTCGCTCATTAGCTGGCTAATTATTGATCCATAGACATAAGAAAGTTTAATCACAACATCAGGGGACTGTACAAATACAGCACCCTCAATTGCAATATAGTCGGACCGCAAATGCTTCTTCATAGCCTTAACCTTTTTGCGAGCATCGTAGATCTTCTCATAGATATCGTTACCACGAATATCTATCTTGCCATGCATAGCAAGCTTACCATCATCAATGATTGCAAAAGCTACAGAGTTTGTAGAAGCATCGATACCAATTACTCTTTGAGCCTTTGGCTTAATCAGATCCGCTAATCCCATTTAACATCTCCAGCAATTCTTTACGTTGCTTATCTTCGTCATTCTTGTCGCATGTAACACATAGCGACGTATAGTTGTACCTACTTAATTTTGTTTTGCATATCTGACAATGCCGAACAGACCCAAGCTTAATAGCTCTACGCTCATAGTAACGCTCCATGGTCCTCTTGTTTGTTGCAAGTCTGCAACATTCATCTGAGCAATACTTCTGATTGTGCGTAGCCTTAGTAAACTCTTGGTTACACTCGTCGTATGCACATATTAGAGTTTCAGAACTGGTATTAATTTTTCAGTATCCTCCATATCAAAACATGTATTTTTGACTGGACAATCTAAACAAATCTTATTATTCTTTCTAAAAGGTCTAGCTGGCAAGTCTTTGTCTTCCCAAGCCTTTCGTACTTCACGCATCCAGTCATAGCATCTATCTAAAAACTCTCTGTTTGCTTCGTTCATCTTTACTGGTATAACTAGCATTTGCTGGTTATCTTTATTCTCATACAGCAAGAAACCTTCTTCTGCCCCACGAACATCCATGTAAATCAAAATCTGTAGCCTGTGGTTATCTGATGGCTTCATGGAATTCTGTCTAAATAAGAAAGCATTATCGCTAGTAGTCTTAATTTCTCCTACTACTTCATTGCCTTCCCAGTCTAGAATTACGTCAGCAAACCCCTTGACTGGTGGATCCTCTTTAAGAATCTCCTGCTCAATTTGCTTAACTAATCCAGTAGACTTAAAGATCTCCTGAATTCTTTCATGCGCTGCAGTTCCATTAGACATATTAGCAATAGCAATTGCATCGAATGTATTTTCAAACTCTGTACCCTCGAAAGCAATGTACCAGTATCTAGCACAGTTACCATGACCGTATCCAATAGTAGATGGAGAGAATGTTGTTTTCTTCATATACTTAGGGTTATTACTGTTTCCAATATACCCATCAGTAAGCATCTTAGCTAACTTGTCTGGGTCAAACCCGCTTGTTATCTTTTTAAACTTTAAATTTGTTACTAAATCTCTAGCCATTATTTAACACCATACTTAAGAGCGGCTACAAGCTTGTCGATTGAATCGGCAACCGTGTAGTACACGTTCTTCTTTTTGCTGGCGACTTCTCCTTTTTCCATAGTTGTGTAATATCTAGCAAGGATAGAAAGCTTTGCTGATATCGCTTGTAACTTAATTATTAGCACTGACGCCGCTGCTGGCGGGATGTCTGGTTTTGTTACTACCTTAATTATAGCATCTAGAGCAGTATCCAACTCTGGATCCTTCATAAACTCTTTTAGATCATTGAACTCAGTAACTTCACTAATCTTCTCCAGTATGTTTTCGCTCATAGGAACACCTTCTGAACTAGAGCATAACCAATCCATAAACCAACAATACCCATCAATCCAGCAAATACTGGAGGAGCGGGAATAGGAAGCTTGAATGCACTAAATATAGCCCCTGTAATTGCTCCAACTGTAGTAGTCATAAGCATTTCTTTCATTTGATATTCTCCTCTAAACTATTTAATCTTTTTTTAATTGGCTTTAACATATGCATAACCAAAACCCAGTCTAATGCAAGACCTAAACCTAAACCAAAAAAGAACCACAAGGCTTGTGTCATTTATGATTTTCCTCCCAAAACGTAATGAGTTCTTCTAGCATGGCCCACTCAACAATACCTAGTCTGACCTTTGAATCTTCTCCAATAATAATCTTTAAGCATGGGTGCATGTTTCTGTTTACCTTGAATGTATCTGTGCATATCTTAGCCCAGATCTCTTGGTTCATGGTAAATGATCTAGCAGCTTCTTTGTAATCTACTACAAAGGAATACCATTTGGCATCGCCCTTTTGGTACTGGCCCCGCCCAGAATTCTTTTGAGCCTTAGCCCCGTCACGCTTTATCTCTCCACGCTCAGACATTACATCCTCGCTTTCGATACGTGATCTTGTGTGCACTTCCACTCTAGTTCGCCAGTTCTTTCGTCCCAGGATGCTTTTTTTACTACTTCATCACATTCTGTACAACTAAAAGTTCCTTCGACAACTGTCTTATATGCTGACCCAGATGGATTCTTTTTCAGCATGAAATCTTCAAGCCTTGGCATATATTTCAGCCTTTAGCTTCTCTACAACATCTGCATTATCTCTAAGATATTGTACTGCCTTAGCACGTCCTTGGAAACGCTCTCCGTTTACTGTATACCAAGCACCGCCCTTTTCTATGATTCCGAATTGCTCAGAAACATCAAGGACTTCTCCGACTTGATCTACTCCTAGATTCTCCCCCTGAAAGTAGAAGTCATACTGTCCTGAAAGATTAGGGGGGCCGAGTTTGTTGTAATCAATAATCCAGTTAACTGGTCTTCCGACTCTTTGTTCGATAATCTTGTCGCCAACTTTAACGCCAGCCTTAATAGCATTAGCTTCAGCTTCAGACGACCAGAGCTTAACGACAGTGGAAGAGAAGAACTTGACAGCCATTCCGCCTGTGGGGATGTGCGAAGCATGCATAGATCCAAACTGATTTCGTTGTTGT